TCCGTCATTCTTAAGAATAGCAGAAACGACGAAAGTGCGACGGTTGCCGGAACTGCCGGGAGTGCGTGAAAGGTAACTAGTAGACCCATCAAACAACGCGCTGCCTTCGATGATGTAGCCGCCAGAAGAACTAATACCTGCAGGTATAATTAACATTACGACCAGGCCTCATCTTTAGTCGCATCAAAGGACTGCATTGTCTCTAGGTCCATAACGTCCAAGGACAACTCCAGTTCATCTGATTTAGCACGAATGGCAGCTACTTTGGTCCAAATAGCCTCACCAGCGTCCCAAGCTGCTTGTTGTTCTACAGTCAACGGTGTTCCGTCAGCAACTTGTTTAGCCATCTGTGCTGCCTGAGCGGTCAGATTACGTTGTTTCCATTCCGGGACAATCTCAATAATACGTCGATTTGCTTCAGTTTTAATTGAGACGATATGAGAAGCCTTAAGGGGCGGGAGAGGATCAGGAGCAACATAATTAGGATCATCAATCCAAGGAGCCTTACGAGTAACAATACCATTACTCAACATGTCCACTACAGGACCATCAGACATCATCGACACAGGCATCTTAGGCTCTTCAAAACGAGCAATCCCTACGTCCATAAGCTCGTCACGAGACCAGACCGTAAAGATGTTCTTTTGATACCAAAGGTCGTCACGTTCCTGAATGAACTTTAGGACTGCATTGTTAGAACCTTTAAACACAACCGGAAGGTCAAAATTTTTGTTAGTTTTTGTAAGTACACACCACATGTTATTTACTCCTTAGGACGGATTCAAAGATTGACCAACGTTGTACAAGTTCGTACCGTCCGAACGGAAAGTGAACTCGTCTTTAGCTGATGCTGTGGTGGTCAAAGTAGGGGCTGTAGCGCTAGGCCATTTAAATACACTATTCCATGTCAAAGTACGAGAACCTGTACCGTCCTGAATGACCGTAAGATGATAAAAAGCACCGTCTACAAGGTTCGTTGGTGCAGCCATAGTGCGGTTACCTGCAAGAGTGACTGAAGTGACCTGATTAGCACTAGCGTCCCAGTTGATTGTAGCACCATCAGACAACGTAGTGGCATTAAAGTTCTGAGTTGCAGTGTACTCCTGAGCTACATCAGTCTTAGCTGTGTCTGCATCATAAGCCTGAACATTCGTTCCAATGACAAGACCAAGGTTAGTACGTGCGGTTGCCGCAGACGTAAGGTCACTAAGGTTTGCAGACTTGTCCGTTTTAGAGTTAACTGCAGTCTGAATAGCAGTAAATTCAGTATTAAAGTCTGCGCCAGAAACAACCTTATTAGGGTCAGAATCTGCCAGTGCATCTTTACCTGACCAACTTACTTGAATAGAATAATCACTCATTTTTTATCATCCTTTAGAATTAAATTTAGCCACTGTGTAGATTGATCTGGATTTACCATAAAGGTATGGTTCTCTAATGTCTTGATTCTGGTTAGACAACTTCATCATTAGTTGCTGCTGTTGCCATGTTTTTTGACGTTCTTTAGGAAACGGTTTAACTAAAGGCTTAATGCGACCTCTAGGCATCTTAAGAAACCAAACGACGCTCTGTTACCCACCGTGCGGCATTACGTTTACGTTGGGCTTCATCAGATTTTTTTTTCTTTGGTTTCTGCATCTTACCGGCTTTTCGCATTTTACAAGATTTCATTTTACTCACCAGAATTTAATCCCATGCTCTTTATTCCGTTTCTTGACCAACTCAAGAAGCTTCTCACGTTCAGCGTCCCAAATATCCTGAAGAGACTTAGTGTCTACTTTAGGATCGTCATCAATTAGACGTTTTAGAGACGATTTTTTATAACTCAAAGGTTTTGTAGACGGACGATATTTAGACTCCTTAGGTGTAAACATGCCGCCACCAGCAATATCAAAAGGTTTTGTAGGAGCTTTAAATAGTTTATCATGTTGCTTGTCTTTAGGTTCTTGACCTTTTTCTACGTCGTACTTATCGTACTTACGCTTTGCAGCTTCGTCTAGGTCATCCTCATGAACCAAGAGGTCCAATAAGTCCTCTAGACGCTCTGCTTCATCATCAAAACCAGAACCTTTAAATTCAATACTATTGTCCTCAAGAAACTCATTAATCTGTTCTTCACTTGCCGCTGGATTAGAAGCTTTATAGGCTTTAGTCAAAAGATCAGAATATAGACGCATAATCTTGGACTTGATTTTTTCAAGTTCCATATCATATACAGAGTTACTAAAGATGTCTTCAATGTTCATTATGTAATCCTAAACATTTGCATATTCGTTGAGGCTGAAGCAACAATTAATACTAGCCGCAGCGCCCCCACCGGATGTGGTAGCGGTGAAGTAAAGAACGTCAGACGCATTGAAGCGAAACTTGATAGGATTAGTAATAGTCAACTCAAGCTGAATTGCTGTGTCAATACTACCACGAAATACCTCAAAGCGACTGTTACTATTTCTGTTGTAAGCATAGCCACGCAACGCGATAGTCTTAGCCTTGTTAGTTGTTTGCACATTGAAGTACAGCCATTCAGCAATACCTGTGTAAGCAGAACCAACGTGGAAGATTGCCTGTTGCGTCACACCGCCCGTTGCAGGAACAACGGCTTGAACGCTGCCACCTGTAGTGGCGGTGATGGTAATATCACTTGCGTTGTATGTCAGGCCACCGTTGGCAGAAACAACGACACAATTAATGCCAAGACCAGAGAAGCTAGTTACGTCGCTACCGTCAGTGCCAAGCGTATGATCCGCAATGGCAGGATTACCGTCTGAATCAATATAATAGAACGTCAACTGAGTTGCGCCTGTCGTACCGGCACCGTCCGTCGATCCGCCACCCGTCCCATCATACGCAATCGTAAAAGTGCTGGCAGTTGTTAGGATTGTTGGCGTGTTTGGCGTTGCAGCCCAAATAATCTGTTCCGTTCCGTCCGTCAGGTTGTTGCGGTAGCCGAACTTATTCCAGCTTTTAACGCCTGATCTAAGACCACGCCAAACCTCGTCTTGAAAGTCTTGAGAGTGTGAAATAACATGAACACCGAAAGTATCGTTATAAATTCGGTCTACATCAGGTGTTGTGTATTTAGCATCAGCCATTAGACCTTACACCGTTACCTTCACACTCATGTGCTCGTACCCATCGTGTCTCAGCGTCGTCCCAGATTACAGGGGCTGAAATAGTAAATTTAGCCGTGCCGCCACATTCGTTACACTTTTGGGAACGCTTACGAACAGAGTAAGAAACAATGTTATTCTGTTCATGGTCACATTTAGAGCAAGTATAGCGATAAGACGGCATATCAACTCCTTTAAGAGAAGTAGAGAGGGACCCTAGATCGCTCTAGAGTCCCTCAAGGTCTACTTAGGTGGACGGAACCACGAAAGCGATACCAGCGTTGTCACGCAGTTCACCCACGCCATACAGCGTGTCGGCGGTGAAGAGGTCACCCAAGTACTCTTGTTTGTACTGAGTCTGCGAACGAACACCCATCTGCTCGACGAGAGCAAGAGCGTCCTTGTGCATCATCAGGCCAACACGGTACGTGGTGCTGGTGTCTGCAGCCGTTTCAGTCGGGCAGTTCGACGAGACATAAACGTCCATGCCGTAGATCGAACCAATTTTACCCGTTTTGATGGCATCACCGTCACCAATGTACTGCTGTTCCGTGAAGCGGTTGATGCCAAGCATGTCGTTGGCAGCAATCGGCGGAATGACCATGCAACGATTATCCATCGGAACGTCAGCGTTGTCCAGCGTCAGGATCATCTTACGGATACCTGCGTCCGTAATGTCAGAACCGTTACCGGCGTTGGTGTTTGCAGTCTGGTCGTAAGCGGTAACACCGTCACCACCAATAACCGCTGCAGCCCACGTGTTTGCACCCTTCGTGCCGCCCTGCAGCGACTCGGACTGAACGAACAGATCGTTGTCAACCTGAGTAGCCAGAGCATAGCCAGCATCGTCCGTGTAGAAACGACGGAGGGACTGAAGAGCCTGAACTTCTACGATGTCTTCGATGACGACCGAATATTCGTAGTGCTTGTCGATGGACAAGTTGACCACCGAGTGAGTGTCGCCCTGCAGCGTGACTTGCGTGTTTGCTGCTTTAACGTTGGCCGAACCACGAACCGGAGCCGGGATGTGAATCGTGTCACCCTTTTTGCCGTTGTGGTTGATTTTCGTGACGAGGTTACCAAGAACCAAGTTCTTTTTGTAACCCGCAATAACTTCATCGGACCAAAGTTCCGGAATGAAGTTTGCAGCCGTCGTAACGGTCTGCTGGTTAGAACCCAAAGCCATGATTTATCTCCTTTATAGCTTTACTTGACCCTCCCCTCTGCGTAAGCCTGAAGAATCTCATCCTGCAGTGCTTCATAGCGTTGAGGGTCTGTTGTACGAAGTCTGATTAGATCAGCCCTACGATAGATTTTCTTACCCGCTGTGGATTCGGCTGAAGTACGTGAGACAGATTTACCTGCCTTTAATGCTTCACCCCGTTTCGCTTCTTTATTAGCTTCTGCTTGAGTCGTATTAGCAATCAATGAACGTTCTTTCCAAGTACCAAGTAGTTCAAGGGCAGAGTTCAAATCATAGTTATGGGCAGAAACATAAAGTTGAGTGCGGATGGGACTTGCCTGTACCCACTCCTGAAACTTAGGGTCTGAAACGACCTGTAGGTAATCAGGATGCGTCTTTTCGAGTTCTTGAGTTGTAGCTTGAGCTTTCTGTACTTTCTGCTGCTCTTCAAACTCACGAAACTTAGGATGATTTTCGATGGCTTTGCTAACCGCTTTGTTAGGGTCATCATAAAAATCAAAATCGTCTTCAAATTCTTCCTTAGCTCCGCTTGAATTAGTGGTAAGTTGTTGTTTCAGAATCTCATCAGTAAGTTTGCGAAGCTCACCGATTTCCTGTCCTTTTCGTCCTAGCTCTTTTTCAAGATTTTCATAGGAATCAAGAATCTCTTTAGTTGATTTACCCTGAAACTTAGCTGGAATTTCAAACTCTTCCTCTTGAGGTTGTTCCTCGTCTGGAGCCTCATTGTCTTGAGTGATGTCTGCGTATTTCTCAGCTTCTTCAGGCGAAACCATTTCGTCAACAACTACACTATTCATAATACTGACCTCCGTCTATAAAGATTATGGAGTTAAACCTAGCTAGAGTTGGTTACTTTAATCCAATTGTTCTAGCGCTAATTTGGTGGTTTCCTCTAGATTAACTAACATGTTAAGGATGTCCACCTGTCCTCTTCGCAAGAAGAGTGTCTTTTCGTCGTCTATAGTTTGAATATTCTCTAATGATTTAGCCATTTCGGTTAGTTCTTCAGTAAAGACCCGCCATGAATCATGAGAAAACAAATCTAGACGCTTCTCTAAATACTCACGATCAGTTAACATTCGTCATTCGTGCTTTAGCCAAGTTTAGGATCGTCTCAGACTGTAGATGCTCTACTTCTGGGAGATTACGTAGGGTCTCAGAACGGATATTCTGAGAGTCCATACGAAGTTTCTCAATCTTAGCCATTTTCTCAGCCAATTCCATCTGTTTTTCTACTAGAGCATTTTCGGACTGTTTGTCCTGTACTTCAGACTGAAGTTTGGCTGCAGAAGCCATGTCCTTCATGACTTTAGCCTTCATTTCCTCAATTTCCATCTGAAGCTTCATTAGTTCCAGTTGAGTAGCTACCTCCTGTACCTGCTGTTGCTTAGGATCAGGCTGGAGTTGCTGTGCAATAGCCATCTTCATTTCGTCACGATTAGACAGCGAAGAATTCTCAAAGATGGACATAAGAAGGAGACCAAAAGCAGGAGTCCCTTGTTGAGTCATAGACAACAACTGGATCATCTGAGTCATCTCCAGTTCTTTAGCCATAATCCCCATAGTGCTGTAGGCGACAAATTTATAGTCACCTGTAGGATAGCGACTAGGGTCAAATTGCATGTATCTCCAAGCAGCTTTCTGAATAAGAGGGATCAGGAAGTTCTCTTGGAAGTTCATAATGGTACGCTTCTGACGTTTAATCGAAGCTGCCTGAAGCATAGACATACCGGAAGCAGTTGAGTTACGAGGGTTACTAAAGTTGCTGTTGGCTGTGTCCATAGCACCAGTACCCATTTGAACCATACGTTCAAGTTCTGCTGCCTCAGTAAACGTACTATTCGAAAGCTGACCAAAGTTCAACGGCATAAGGGTCTGACGAGGATCACCATTCGTAAGGATAGTTTTACCTGCCTTAACCTCAAATTTAACGCCACGGGGGAGACGGGTAGCATCTACACCCATCATCGGGTGTGTCGTAAGTGCCAGAGCGTCAATCCGCGCCCGTAGCTCCGCATCAAGGGCTTTTTGAGGATTATAACCCTTTTCTGCGATTCCACGGCCCCAAAACTTATTTGGGACACGATCATGTTGGTAAGCAATAAAGGGACGATCACCCATAAGGTAGGGGTTACGTACAGCCTTTAGAACTACACTGTCGTTAGCAATCACTACACAAGCTTCTACAAGCTCGTCTTCGTCATAATCAAATTCATCCGTATCTGAGGCATTTTCATTAAGAAATTTAACTGGTACTCTGCCCCAATACTCGGTAATTTTAACCTTATCGTCGTCCGAAACCAAATCGGAATATTCTTCTTCAAAGCCTAGATCAGCTTTATCATAACAACCAAGAGGTTTATCTTCATAAATACCGTCTCGTATACCTTCAGTAATCTCATATTTAGGTTTAATTACGATCTGAGCTACACCTAGAGCTTCGTCAATGGACGTAGCGGTTGGATCAATCACAAATTCTTTTGGCGTGAGTGCGTCCAATTTAACTGTGATAATTTTTTGTTCCTCAACAACCGCATCAGTCGTAAGGGTGTCGGGAATCTGGATTTCTTTGGGAGTCTTCTTAACTTCTTCGACAACATTTAGCTTTGCAATGCCAGTGCCATAAATCGCTCCATTCAGTAGAGACTCAACAATCGAATTTTTAACTTTAGCACGTTCCAAATCTTCCTGAAGATTAGTACGAACTACTTTAATGTCCGTAGGGTCTTGGTCATTTACGTCGTCACGTAGGTCAAACCACTGTTCACGGCCAAAGATAGCTTCTTCAAGTTCAGAAACAGTAGACTCAATGGCCTGTTGAGTGGCCGGAGAAATCAATTTAGAGCTTTCTGAGGACCGTTGACGATCTTCTTCAACCCAAATACCACGCCAAATGCGATAATATTCGTCCCATTTTCCTTGGTAATTAGTGTTACGATGGTCTTCCCATTGTGTAACTTTACCGATAACCCACGAACTCAAAGGAGCTAGAGGGTCCATATATGATAGTTTAGTATCCTGAGACATTATCTAATGGTATCCATTCTTCTACATCAATTGATTGAGCAAAGTCTGCTACACTAACTTGATCTATATAGGCCAAAGAGTCCAACAAGTCGTCATGTGAAAGGGGGCTTGGAAAGTCGAGCATTTGAACAACGAAATCATGATTCCAATCAGCCTTTCTTAACTTTATTTTACCATGTTCCATACGGCCTTGTAAAGCCCAAATTATCCTGTCTTGTTTCTTTTTTCCTCCGTGGGTAACGTCAGTAATGTTTACCCACCTACCTCTAATCCTCATAATGTCTTCAATATAAGGCATAATGGCGTTCTTAAGTGCGCCTGATTCAATTCCTACGGTAGTGGCTCCTACGTCTTCTGCAGCGTCTAGAATTCTTTCTGCAGTCTCTTTAATACCCCATCTACCGTGTATAATGTCCTTCACGTACCATTCGTCTTGACTAATTTTAACTACTGAAATTGCAGTCTCGTCAAGTTTAGAACTCTTAAGTCCTCGTTCTTTACTGGCCTGTTCAAAACCTGCAGGGTCTACAGAAATAACGTAATTCCCTGCTACCTTTCTGTCGTCGTCAAAATATGAGTCGTCTACGAACTGGACCCACTCCTCTTTAAAGACCCCTCCCGTAAAGCTTTCAAATGTAGCTTCAAATTCTTGGCGGAAGGCTTGGGTTGACATATTCCGTTTTGCTGCGTCAATTTCAGCAGGATCAAGAAAGCTATTGTCCGTTGAGTTGAACTGAAATGCTTCCCACTCATCAGAATTCTCTTCTTTTTGAGCATCAACCCACAGACGATAAAAGTGGTTCTTTCCGGCTGGAGTACCAATAAAAAGAGCACCGCCTTTAACGTCTGCTAGTGTTGGACGTAGGATCATCTCCCAAACCTCAGGCTTCATAGAGGCATATTCATCCATCACTACATAAGATAGACCAACACCGCGTAGCGTATCTGGCCTATCGGAACCCTTGAGATAAATCTTACGGTCATTAATCAATGTAACCGTAGCTGTGTTCTCATGGGTAGATTTGATCACCTCCCTTCCAATGTCCTTAAGAATACTCCAGAGAATATCTTTAGCTTGTTGAAAAGTTGGTGCTACATAGAACACATCCTTATCTTTAGACTGTAGAGCCTTAATGATTAGAATCCAAGCAGCTAGGTAGGATTTACCAAAACGCCTACCACAACTAGCTACCTTAAAACGCTTAGAAGACTTAAAGATTTCCATCTGTGCGTCATGGAGGGTGACTGTAATGTCAGTCATTTGCTCTCCTTATGACTTCACCTTCGATGGTCTTAAATTCCTCTTCTTCTCGTTTTTCAATTGCCTTGACTGACTCTACGATAATGTTGACGCCAAGGTTTTCATGTTCATGTTTAATTTCTACTGCTTTAGTTGTCGGAATAATTCGGTCAAGACACATCTTCAAACAATGTCTATCGCCCTCTAAAGCAAGTTCTATAACTTTATTTACAATCTCCGGTCCTTTGGAGGACATTAACTCCCTAGAAAGATGAGTAAACTTATTTACCGAACCTTTAGGTCTTCCTTCAGGGTTGAGAGGTTTCATCCCTTTATAAAAATTAGGATTTCCTCTTTTTCTTTTCGGCTTCTCCTGAGAAGAACATTCCTCAGTAGGAAGAATCTCATCTTCATTTTTCATAATCTTTTTCCTTTTAGGGAGATTATCTATACTTTAGAATACTTTAGCTTCTTAAGTGTTGTGTTTAAGGTGTATATCCTTAACGTCATCACTTAGGTTACTAAAGTAGTTAACCATTCAATATACTATATTGTACCATATTTTGAACCTAAAGTCAACAAGGCTTCTTTAGTTCTTCTTTAGAATTATCTGCCCCGCCTCCTGAGATTGTCAATAGAAATTTCTTCCTTTTTGTTAAATTTATAATTCTCAAGGCTTCTTTAGATGACCTGAGAAGTCCAAAATCCCCTCTGATGTACTAATGAACCTGATTACAATTATTACAGAGCTTCTTTGGGTCCCCCCCGTCAATCTGTAGCAAAATTCATGCCAACTAAAGCTGTTCAAAAGTTGGCATTATTCTTGCATTAGTGCAACTATTGTACCACATTAGTACCACAATGAGACAGTCTCAACATAAGACAGTCTTAAGATGGGACTAAAGTGTTAACCGGAGGTGAACAAGTTGGCATGATTATTGCATGGGTACAACATTAGTCCCAAAATGGGACTAATACCAGGTAAACACCTGAGATGACCTGAGATGTCCTGAGATGAAACTACAGAAGAAAGAGCCTATGATTATGGTCTATAGCTTCATAGGTCTTCATAGGTCTTCTAAGGACATCCTGAGCTAACCTGAGACACGTTATAT